CTCGCGTCAGCCGACCGATCTCACGCGCAAGACGCTGTTGCTCGACCATGTCGCTTACGCCGCCACCAGACACGTTGACGTTGATCGTCTGGTTGATCACGGGTGAAGCGCCGCTCGCGCGCACGCCGAGACGACCTTGCGAATCACGCGCCAGCGGCATGATAGCTTCCGGCCCCGCCTCGCCCATCAATCCGATGCCGCGCGCAAACGGAAAGATTGTAGGCCGATCCACCACGCCGCCGCGCGCGAATGGCACCAGGTCGCCTTGCTCGAACACGTTGCCTTTGGCGCTGCCGAAGATACCGCTAAACAACCCGCCAAACCAGTTAGCGATCGGTTCTGTGATCGTGCGGCGGATGAAGATGCGCGCGATGTCTGTCGCTATGCCTTGCAGCACTTCCGACAGCTTGCGTCCGCGCAAGATTGCATCCTCAAACGCGCTCTCAAACGTAAAGCCCAGCTGTCTTGCGACGTCGTTTGTTTTGCCTGCCTGATTCTCTGCCTTGTCGAGAATCTCCACTAGCTCCTCAGCGCGCCGACTGATGATCTCGCTTGCACCCTCGATGCCGAAGCGCACCTCAAGCGCCGGTCGCAGTTGGCCTAGCCGTTCCAGTGCCGCGACGTATCGCTCGATCGGTGTGCGCGTCTCCTCGTAGAGACGCGCGGCTTCACTAAGCGATCGGTTTTCCTCGCGCCGCACCTCTTGGAGATCAAACAGCGCGGCAGCAAGGCGTTCCGCTTCCTCGCGCTGCGCGCCCATGAAACCGGCTGCGCGTTCCTCGATGAACCGCGCGCGATCGTTGCCGATCATCAGCAAGTCCAGCTGACGACGCAACGCCTCTAGGCGGACCTCCTCGGGACTCGGGCCTGATGGCACCGGCCGTGGCCGCGCAGCCATCGAGCGATCCGGATTAAGTATGCGCTCCGCGCGCTCCTGCGCTGCTTGCTGCTGCTGCTCGACCTGCGCTAGCAGGCGTCTTGCTTCATCGAGTTGCCGCCGCAGACTGCTTAGGCTGCTGCCAAATTGTTCTTGATCGGCCCGCGTGCGCGCGTTGGCGACACGTTTCTCCGCATCGCCGATTGCGCGTTCAAGGCGTTCAATCTCGCTTGCCCAGAACGCACGCTGATCGCTCAGGCTGGGTCCTTTGATGATACGCTCAAGGGCGTTCGCAAACGCAATCAACGGCGGCGCTGCTTCCACCGCAAGCGTCCGGCCTAGACTTTTGAATGCCTCACCAAGCGCAGCTAGCTTGTCAGACGCTTCGTTTGCTTGCGCAATCAGATTGTCATCAATCACCGCGCCATACGCAATCGCCTGCTCAATAAATTTTCGTATGCCCTCGCGGCCTTCCGCCAGAAGCGGAATTAACTTCTGGCCGAACCTGTCGCCGAATGCCGCCGTTGCGATAGCCGCACGTTCGAGCGGGTCTTTAGTCGCCGCTACCGCATCGGCCACGTCGGCCAGAACGGCTTCCGTTGCGCGCAGCCGACCAGCCGAATCCACAACAGCGATGCCGAACCGCTGAAACTCTTTGGTAGCGTCGCCTTGTCCCGCAGCAGCATCGGCGATGCGGCGTGTGAGCGCCTCAAGGCCGCGCTGCATCTGCTCCGACGAAATGCCGGTTTGCGTGGCCGCGAACTGGAATGCCTGCAGCGCATCGGTGCTGACACCAGCTTGATCGGCAAGCTCGCCAAGACCGCCAACGGCATCAATCGCGCGCTTCGTAAAAGCGACTAGCGCACCGGTCGACAGCCCACCGAGCACTGGCGCAAGAAGCGAAAGCGCACGACTTGCACCCTGCGCCCCGGCGACGATGCGCTGAAACGCACGATCGCCCTGCTCGCCTAGCTGATTGATCTCGACTTTCGCTTTCTGCGCGCCTTCGACCGACAGGCGCAGCAGAAAGCGACGTACTGCATCAGCCATCGTGTCGATCCTTGGCACGCTTGATCTGCGCTTCAGCAACCCCATCCGCGACCGCTGCCAGCAACTCGGCCGCTACCTCAGGAGCCGCCCCAAGCGCCTGCGCAACTGTCAAAGCTGCGGCCATGTCGACCCGCACTCCAGCCATGTCCGCCGTCAGACAAGCAAGCGCGGCGCGCCAGCACGCTGCGCCATCAACCGTCTCCGGTGCGTGCTCGACGTAAGGACAGCTTACGCCGCACTCGCGTTCGAGAGCGGCGCATCCTCGGCAGTAGTCTGGCCCGCCGCCGAAGTGCCATTCGGCGCGGGCCTTGAGGCGTTTCCCTCGGCTTCGACCAGTCGCAGCGGTGTCATGACGGCCTCAAAGAAGGCAAACGCCATCTCCTCGTGACTCAGCAGCACCTCGATCGCCTCAGGCGTGAGAGGCACTGCCTTGCCGTCCTCGTCGACTACATTCTGCCAGGCGCGGATGCACTCGCGTCCGAGCGCCTGGATCGTAAGCATCAGCGCCACGCCGCGTCGCAGGTTCTCCTGTTCCGGCACGTCATCCTTGCCAAGGAGTTCGAGCGCGCGCCGTCTAGCTGCCGATTGCGCGGCCGCTACCATGACTGTTGTGATAGGTGCCACCAGCAGCCGCACGCCGTGCGGCAGCTCAATCCAGCGCTCTTTGTGCGATATTCTGAACATCAAGCATAGCTCGCCACTGCGTTGCGCAGCGTGACGGTCATCATGCGACCAGCGGTCGCGTCGAACGCACAACGGAAGTCGAAGCTGGCTTCAATGCCTTGCGGTCCTTGGATTGGCGTCTTCGCAACCGACAGATAGGTCCGATGCAGCGTGAACGTAAGACGACGCGTCGGACTGATTCGGTATTCAAACTCAAGCTCGATGGCATTGTTGTTAACGGCGTCATCGAGAAGCAACGTATCTGCAAACCGGCTTGTTACCTGCCCAGTCGCACGCGACAGCCCAGGATCAGCGCCTTCAATCCTGAGATCGTTGCGGATAGTGCGCACGATCTCAATGCCGTTCGAGAAGCTCAGCTGGCCACCAGTGATCTGCGCCAGGGATGCGCCATTGCGACGGATGACACCCTGCGCTTTGTTGAATGCCACGTAGTCGCGCATGATCGGCGTCCCAGCCGATGACGTGTTCAAGCGCGTGGAGCCTTGCGCGACTAAGGTAAGAGTCGCAGTCGCCGCGCCCGACGGTGAGAAGTCAATCTGGAACGTGTCCGCGCGCACACCTGATGACACCGCATAGTTCGGCACGTCCGGCATCGCCTGCTCGATGCTATTCGACGGCAGCGATGCGGCGCCAGAGACAAAGACATGCTGGAAGTCAGGCGCGGTGCCGGTGGTGGTCGGAGGCCCGAGCAGCAGCCGCAGCCAGTCGCCGATGTATTCGAGATCGACTGGCACTTCGGCACGCCCCTGCACAGTGACGATGTCGCGGAACGGCGGCGCGACATCGCGATTGGTCGCAAGACCGATCACGTCCGCGTCGATGAAGGGCTGCTCAGCACCGAGGTCGAAGTTGACGATCGGCATGAGCCGCCAGTTGCCGCCTGGCGGCGTGCCGTACGTTGCCTCGACCGCCATGTGGATTTTGCTGTTAGCACCGATAGCGCGGGCCATGTGGACCTCCAAAGATCAGGAAAGCGGAGTCTCGCTGGTGGTAAACCAAAGCTCGACCGGCATGGAAGCAGCACGCACGGAAGCAGCGCCTTCGAAGTCAAGGTCGTCAAAGGACGGGCTCTGCGGTTGCGCCCATTCCACGACACCCCCGAGCGTGCGGTCGGCGACGATTGCGTCAGAGATGTCCACTAGCAGCGCGTCAAGCAGCTGGGCGCGATCTTCTGGTGTCGCGCCAGGCGCCGCGACTACAACCTCAGCCGCATGCTGCACCTGCCAGCGTAGCGGCGAGAGGATCGGAGTCTCTTCAACCGTCTCGCCGTCCTGGACCACGACAAGCCCGCCGGACGGCAGCCGCTGCGGCACAGTTTCGTTGCGCACTACCTGCGGTGCTAGTGAGCGCAACGCAAGAGCGGTTGAGAGAGTTGTATACAGCGCGGCGATTGCCGCTTCGCGTGTGCTCACTATCGCACCAGATCCAGCATGATCATCGCTGCCATGATAACGATCGCCCACGAAGCGACCGTAAGCATCAGCCAAACAGCGATGCAGCGGCCTACCGACATTCGATCGTCACTGTCCATTACGCTCCTCCGTTCGCCATTCTCTGACGACTGAAGCTGGCAACCGCGCGAGCGCCCGTTGGCCCGCGCCGCGCACGTCCAGCCGTTTGGTTAGCTGCACCTGCGGAAGGAGCAGGAACATCGGCACGAAGCCCTGCACGAGCAGTGCTTGTTGCCAAGCTGCGGCACCTTTGCGCCGCCCTGTTGCCACTGTCACCAGCCCGCCAGCGATCAGCGGCGCGCGGCGACGTCCTACGCGCTCCCCTTGTCGTACTGGCAGGCACCATACAAGACCGCGCCCATTCTTGAAGGGCCGCACAAACGCCTGCTTACTCGCGACCATCTGCTGCGGCGTCACCCGCACTTTAGCGCCACGGCGGCCGCCTTGGCGATTGAAGCCGGTCGGGATCGCAAGATATTTGCCGTTGCGTGCACGGATCGTCACACCACGCTCGAAAGCGTCAATGACGTTCGGCGCCTTGGTCCAAACAATGCCAGCTGCGCCGAGGCTCTCACCTGTTTGCGGGAACACGCGCGAGCGCCAAGCGTTAGCGATGCCTCGACTTCGGTCGCCAAACGCTGTTGTTACCTGCTGGCGCAGTTCGGTCTTAAGCCGCTCGGTCTCGGTCCGCACTGCGCGCGTCACTGCACGCTCGCCTGCTCGCACTTCCTCTTTCAAAATCGTGCTCAGGTCCTTGACGATAGACGCTGTGATTTTCATCAGCGTGCGGACCGAAGTGCACCAGCTAGATCGCGCACAGCATCGCGCACCTGGTGCAAAGCTTCTAACGTTTCGCGCTGCAGCTCGATGATCATGCGATCCTTCTCTTCAATCCGCTGCTCCGCGCGCAAATAGAGACGCAGCATCAAGGCGATGAACGCCAAGCACAATAGCACGATGATCGGGCTGCTTTCGATTAGCCTTTCCATCAGTGTGATGCTATCTGGGTTCATTGGTCGCCTGCCTTGCGAATCCGCCTCTCATCGCAAAGATCGCGCGGATACAACGCGTCAAACGCGCAGCCGATCCAACGGTTTCTCGCGATAAGCGGGATTGCGCGCCTTGCCCCAAACGCATGCACCACGGGCAGGGTTTGACCGCGCTCATCGGCACGGCAGGCACGCTTGGTGTGCTCGGTCGTCCCGCGCGACCGCCCGGAAGGCCCGTGGCAATCAGATACGACGACAAAACGCCCTCCACGCCACGCCGATTGCATCGCGCTGAGCGTGCTGAACGATAAGCGTGTCGGCTCCGATATTGAAAGTGTCGTCGGCTTCGAGGCTTGGAACGTCCCCAACCGCCACGGTGAGCACGTCGGTTGCCTGAATAACCGCAGTGTCGAAGACGCCTGCGACCTGATCCGGTGACGAGCGGACCACGCGCACGGCGGCGGGTGGTCCGACACCACCCGCGCGCCATGTTGCGTCGGTTGCGATGTGCGGATCGGCAAGGATGTCGCCGATAGCCGCAGCGAAGAGGCTCATCTCTCAGTTCGAAGAGAAGAGCCGCACCGCGAGCCGAGGCCGCTTGTTCACTGGCAGGATCGAAGCTTCGGTCTTCACCTCGATCACCGAGCCATCAGGACGCGCCAGCTGACGCGCGTAGATTGGCAGCCCGACCGTGTTGACCGTCTCGATCAGGTTTGCCGGCGCACCGTAGGTTACGAAAGTGTCGATCGTTCCGAGCGGAAACGCAATGCCTTCATTTGCCGGGATCAGTTTCTCAGTCGCGCCCGTAGAAAGCGTCACGGTCGCGTTGTACTCCTCGAACATGATACCGGCGAACGGGAACCGCTGGCGCGTGTCGTCACGCAGCGGCTGCGCTCCCGTGGAAGCGTAGTACTTGTAAGCTTCCTCGACCTTCGGATGGCTGATGAGCTTGTCGAAGAACTCTGGGCTGACGAGCGCATGAACGCTAGTCATGCTCTCGCCCTTCAACTCCTCCTCAATCCGGCGCAGCACCTCGCGCACCTTTCCTTGCACGTTGGTAGTCTGTGTGCCGAGTACGAAATCAACGCTGATCTGTGTAAGACCGAACTCCGTGAAGTAGTTGTAGAGCGTGGTTCCGGCACCGTCCTTCACCACGCCTCGGAGCGCGTTCACCTCCATGTACTCGCGCGTCTGCGCGTGCTTGATCCGCATGCGTGTGAGCTTCCGCTCCATCACAGTCGCGAGCGGATCTGCCGCGTCAGAGACGCCAAAGCCGCGCACGCCCTGAATGTCTTGCGGCGTGATAACATCATCATGCGGAATCCACGGCACGACAAACGAGCGCATGGACCGCGTGTCACGGTTAGCGACCGTGGCAGGGCCGCCAAGCTGAACAGACGGAAGCAGGTTCAGCACGCCTTCCATCTGCTCGATGACGACGGTCCGCTGCGTAATGCCTTCAAAACGGAACAGGCCAATCTGCCCAAGACGCGTATAGACATTGGGGATGATGTTGATCGCCGTCGTCATCTCGGCAAGCGAGTAACCGCCGGCATCGAAGGGGTTGACCATTACGGGCATGTTTTGACTCCTTTAGCGCGAGGGGTTCGTTGAACAACCGTACTTAGGCGGTGTCACGCGGAACGATACC